TTTTAACCTGATATCCGCCTGCACATGCCTCAACGTTACCTATTTTTTCATTGTTTTTTTGCAGTATCCAAAATTGATTTGGTACCACGGGTTTTGCTACTATCATACTTTCTCCTTAATTTTGTAAGACGCCGCGATAGGTTTCATTTAACCAACGACCAATTTGGTCTGCATTGTCACTACACTTATTCAACTCATATTTTCCACAAAATTGCATAAATCTTACACCCACTTGTCCAACATCTTTGTGTGAAATTTGTTCACGTATAGCAGAATCAACTTCTGTTTTAATAGTGTCGGGTTGTGCAGTTAAATCAATTAATATTCGATTACGTTCATAATCGTCAAGAACTTTGTGTTCAACTCCATCTGGGTCTGACCAGCGTTGCAGCATCATATTGTTCCAACTGTAGCCTTGTTTGTTTTTGTCGGCAAAGGCTTCGCGGAGACCAACTTTATTCTTTGTCCCTTTTTCACGAACTCCAGGATACGCACTGAATACGTTGTCTGAGCTATCTCCACGCATACATTTCTCAAATAGCAACCACGCCGGATCCGGGATGGTTTTTGCTTGTTTAGTTTTTTTATCAATGACAGGGTTACCTTTGGCATCAAAAATACCTTCTATTGTCAGCAACTCATCACTGATGCCATTGTACTGTTTCACATTGGGAGCCAGTAACTGGACAAAATCTGTGTCGCTTGAGATTATAATGTGTTCGTCTTGGGGGTGTAACGCAATCCAACGTGCAATGATATCATCTGCTTCGGCATTAGCATGCCTGATAACGCTGCAATTGGTTTTTGTAGACAAGTATTTAGTCAGTTCATCATACGTTTCCCAGAACATTTTATCTTCTTCTTGCTCAATTTCATTCATTTTACCCCGAGCAACTGCACGATTAGCTTTATAAGGTTTATAATGATCTTTGCGCCAACTGCGACCTTCAAGTGCAAATATTACGTGGTCCGACTCAAAACGTCGAGCTACTTTGTTCACTGCCATTAATGTAACGTGTAATGCAAAGCCTATTTTGGTCCAGGAGTCAGCGGCTCTAAATGCTCCGTGCCGAGCACGAAAAAACATATTGGCTGTATCAATCAGCACATAACGCATAGAAATCCTTACATAAATTTATTATCAATAATGTATTGTAACACAAAACGGTGAAAAAAGCTATGGCCTTCTCGTCCAAAATGCCACGAATTGGGTGCTACTGTTTGGATATTTTGCGTTTGAATAATAGCATTAAACGTCATTTCGGGATCATATGGACCAATATAACACTTATGCCAATTTTTCTTAGTTTTAATTTTAGAAAAATCGTTATTGCCATTGAAGAATATGTGCTTAATTCCTTGAGCAGTTAGTTCTTCGTGGAATTTCCAAATTTCATTATGTGCTTGGCGTGTTTTTTCTGCCCAATCAATATTAACCACATACTCTTTATATTGTTGTCGATGACTTTCCGGAATGTCATCAGTGCCCGAGGCGTTAATCTGATAGTATACATCATCAATTAACCATTCTTCACGTTCCCAAGTTGACCATTGTATAATTATCAATGCATCTCGAAGATAGCGTTGTTGGTCAGCAATCCATTTTCTTGTAGTTCTTAATATCCTAGTATTAGAACTAGCACTTTCAGCATCACAATGAAAACTACTACGCAAAGATAAACTTAATAACTTACCCCAACTTACTGCAATATTTTCTGGATGAGGTGCACGGCCCATATAAAACAATTTACCGTCGTCCATGCAAATGCGTGTGGATTGACTGCTTCTGCCGCAGCGGTATGGCTATCTCCATTGACGTATAACATCATAACATTTTGTGTTTGGTAATGTAGTCGATCAAGTAATCGGCCCACACACGATTAGGTTCTGCACTGTGATGATTCCCTCTCACAGTTGGAATAAAGCCTTTTTTTGCCAAGTATTCATGCATACAAGATTGGTTAGCACTAACCCCTTTATCACTATAAGGTTGTGTATAATTAACTCCCCAGTTATACTGGTTTTCAATGATTTGCAGACTCATTACACAATTAAAAAATAAATGCGGAATGTTGTTATTTTGTAATCGTTGATGAAGTTGAAAGATACGATCGTGCTGAGATATTACCCTATTCATATCAGACCAATCTTTTGATATGTCAACTACCCATTGTTTATATCGATCTTGTAATACCGGTGGAAGTTTATCGTGCCCTGACGAGTTAACATCATAATATTGTCCTTCGTATAACCATTCTTCACGTTCCCAAGTCGACCATCCAATCAACAAAAAATCAGGACGATTATTGTCTAAGTAAGCATTTGTTAATCGCAGTATACGATCATTACTGCCACCGCCCTTTGCATCGTTGATATATTCAATTCCAAAATGCTGAGCAATGTGGTATGCAAATGTTTCCTCTGTTTGCAACCCAACACCAAGAGTATGACTGTCGCCATTTACATACATAATCATGTCACTAATACCTTTTCTATATGCGGTAATAAAAAGTCTGCCCAGGCAATGTGGCCATCTTTACCGTAGTGACCCCAACTATCTGGGGTAAAGTTTGCATTTTTTAAATGCTCAACAAACTGATAATCATTCTTCCATGGCCCATATGGGTTGACAAAATTTATTCCAAAATCTGCAGTTCCTTGAAGATCTGGTTGAAAACTTTGTGCAGTATTAAAAAACAAATGCTTTACATTATGATTGTTTAGCCAACTATGGAACTCATAAATTAAATTTAACATCAATGGTTGACGTTGTTTGTATGAGTAATTAGTGTTGTCAAGATTTGTAACCCATTGCTTGTATCTAGTAGTTAAAGTAGGAGGTAATGCTTCGTGACCTCCGGCGTTAATTGGCCACCATGAGCCATTATGAAACCATTCTTCTCGTTCAAAACTTGGCCATCCGATCAATACGAATAGTTCGCCTTGAGTTTGGTAAACAAATTGTTTAGTTGTTCGTATGGCTCGTGCAACACTTCCGCCACTTCGGGCCTGGCAAACTAAATTGCAATTAAGTTTATTAGCTAGTATTGCACCATAACTAAATGGTAAGTTAGCAGGATGTGGTGCTTCGTCTATGTCTAAAAACTTATCATCGTCTACTGTTAGTCCATGTGGAACAACTATTCCGTGACCAACACTATGACTGTCACCGTTTACATACAAAAGCATAACACGGCTTTCCTAACATATAGTTATGTAATGTTGTTGCCCACTCATCGTGTGCTTGTGCCGGAAAATGCATAAGTCCAGGCGTAATTTCTAGGTAATTATTTCCAAGACTTGTGTTAACATAAGTTTTAGAATCATCGTACGGATGATAAAACGAATCGTCCCAGTCTAACTTGTATTCTTGATTGTTTTGTAACCTAAAGCCAGTAAACGCATTAAAAAATAAATGAGGAATTTCTAGTTGTTTAAGGATACCATGCAAGTTATAAATTTTATTATGCCAATATGAACTAAGAGCCATATGCCATGCACCATCGTGTTTGGCATAATTTAACCATTGATTATAACGTGCTTGGTATTGATCCGGCACAGGAATACCTACACCTAAGTGGTTTATTTCCCATAGCCTTGACTTGCCCCAGGCATCAGTTAAAAACCACTGTACTCGGTTGACTTCAGTCCACCCTATTACCACAAGATCTGGTCGTAAATTATTGTTGTTTTCTAAAAATTTTAATGTAGAATCGTAGACTAAATCATTGCTGGCACCATCTGTGGCTAAGTTAATTACATGACGTGCATTTAACAGTTGACTAAGTTTATTGGCCATTCCGAGATCAGTTGATTCTAGTTCTGATCCGGCCATGTTGCTGTCGCCGTTGTATAAAATACGCATTAACTTACCTCTGTCATTCCGCCACCAATATCTCGAGTCTTGGTAAATCTAGATGGGTTAATAGCTTGTTCTTGTTCCCATGTTTCCATTACTACGTGCCTACAAACATTTTGGAACCACTGGTCAACTACATCAGATTCAGTTTTACCAAGATACCCGGCCCTTAGTAAGTTAGCTATAAACTTGTCATTCCAATCTAACTCAAAACTTCCTTGGTGCATGTTTTCCGGATCAATATCCATACTAAGAATTGCAACATACGGCTCTCCTTTTTCTGTGGCAGTCTCTTTAGCATTTTTCTTTGGTGCTTTTTTAGTTGTAGGAGGAACGGGCTCTTCTGCTTTGGAGTCTTCTTTAATTTCTTCTTTAGCAGTAAAAAGCTTTTTAAATTTATCAAACATTAATCCCTCCAGATATTTTTAAATACAGGAATAGGATTCATCTTGTGTAAACTACGTGCCCGAAGCTTACGATACACTTCTAAGTTTGGTCCATGATGTGGTGCTGTAACCGGAACCTCTCCAGCATCTTGTTGCATAGCAAGCTCTAAATCAGCGTATGTTAAACCATTAAGTTGATCTTCGTCTGTGCGGCCATCGTCCCATAGTCCATCTGTAGGAGGTGCATCAATGATTTCTTGCAATATTCCAAGTTCTTTGCCCAATGTCCACACTTCAGTTTTGTATAAGTCTCCAATTGGGCTAATATCTACGCCGCCATCGCCGTACTTGGTATAAAATCCAACTCCAAAGTCTTCAACTTTATTGCCAGTTCCAACTACTAGGCCTTGGGTGCTTTGTGCAATTTGATATAACGTTGTCATTCTTAATCTAGCACGACTATTAGCAAATCCTAATGTGCTGTTGTATGTTGCTAGGCGATTTTCAAACTCGTCAAATACAGGAGTAACATCGATAATCTCGTGACGCACGTTATCAAAATTTTCAGCTAACCAAGCACCTTGGCGCATACTTAGGTCATGTAGTTCGGGTCTTTGCCGTATAGGCATAGTAACTGCAATTGTATGAATACCAGTTCGAGCACATAACGCACTAACAACCGCTGAGTCAATTCCCCCGGAAATACCAATTACTAAACTCTTCATGCCGGCGTTCTTGGCATATTCCTTAATCCACGCTGATATTTGATCTTTCATTTTCCCCATCCATTTCCCCACAAGTCCACATGTAATCTTGGACTGTAGTAATAACCTTTTGTCAAGGCCCAATCTGCAACACGTACACGGTTTTGTTCGTAAGGTGCAACAATACCGCCTTGTGGCATAACATAAACAATACCAGTAAACCCACCTTTGCGGAATTCTGCAACTGCTTTGTCAACTTCTAAAAAATGTTCTTCTGTTTCAACAACAAACTTAAGATAAGTTGTACCGACTGCTTGATAACTAGATACAATCTCTGGACAAATTGCTTCTTCCCACTTTTCGCCAGATGCACTTAGTTTAGCACTTACTGAAAATGTAATTTCGCGATCTTTCTTGCCGCCTAATGGAGCTCGTTGCCATTCGTGCATGAAGTCTTTAAAACTGGGTTGCAATTTTTGAGTACCATTGGTTTCAAATGTAATGTTACGCAGGTCACTCATATTGGGATTACCGATCAACTCTTCGTATGCACGTTGCCATCCTAGTAGCGGCTCGCCACCGGTAATAACCAAATGTACATCGTTCCCATTATCTTGCACCCAATGATGATTAGGTGTAGTTTTTAGTAATTTGTCAACAACATCAGTTGTTGCATAGTTAGTACTTAAATCTTTGTATGCCGGATGCCAACTTGCATAACTATCGCACCCAGTATGTGCCAACGGCAAGTCTTCAAATTTGTTAAATAAATGAACAACTTGTGCAATATCATCAGCATCAGTAGATTTTTCACCTGGCGGCAATCCAAATCCGCTACAAGTAAAATTGCACCCAAATGTTCTTAAGAATACACTGGGCACACCAATAAATCGACCTTCACCTTGTGCTGAATAAAATAATTC